TTCGCGATAACGACCTGGGTGATCTTATTAAAAATGAGGTTACTGTTGCTTTTGGTCGTAACGAAGATATCAAGGCTAGCGATTATGCTATCCTTGCAAAAGGTCAAGGGTACGAACCTGTCCAGAAATTAAAGGTTGAACCCATGACACTTAAAGCATTGGTCAGAGAGCGTCTAGAAGCTGGACAAGAAATGCCATCTGATCTTTTTAACTTGTTCACAGGCAACAGAACAAAAATAACAAGGAAACAATAAACATGAACCAAGTACAACAAAAAAAGTCTGCACCACTTCCAGCAAATATATTTGAGGAAGATGCAGCAAAAGGACTGGGCACAATAGGTCAACAAGACTTAGCTCTTCCTTTTTTAAAAATCCTTGGACAGTTATCACCTGAAGTAAACAAAAGGGATGGTAAATATGTCGAAGGTGCAGAACCCGGAATGATTTTTAATTCCGTGACTGGAGAGTTATATAATGGTGTGGAAGGCATAAATGTTATTCCATGTTTTTATAAACTTGAATACATCGAATGGAAGGATAGAGGAGAAGGTCTAGGTGCACCAATTGGAATCTACCCATCTTCATCTGACATTCTTTCTAAAACAAAACCAGATGCCAATTATAAAGATAGATTACCTAACGGTAATTATATTGAAAAAACTGCATCTCACTTTGTAATTATCTTAGGTGATAGTCCATCAACAGCGTTGATCTCTATGAAATCTACTCAATTAAAAATTAGTAGAAAGTGGAACTCAATGATGAGTGGTTTAAAACTAAAAGGGAAGAACGGATTATTTACTCCGGCATCTTTTAGCCATATTTACAGACTAAAAACAACCCAGATGTCAAACGATAAAGGCACATGGTTTGGTTGGGAAGTAAGTAAGGTAGGACCAGTTACCGAAAGTTCAGCTTATCAACAAGCGAAAACGTTTTCCGATAACATTTCCAAAGGAAGTGTTAAAGTAAAACACGGGGAAGAAAAACCAAAAGGGTCCGACTCGCATTTCTAGTTTAACCGATTAGTCGGTTAAAAGGGGGCGGGAGCGGGAGACTTAACCCGCCCTCATGAAAGATAATTATGGAGAAGGAATATATACAGATATTTAATGGCTATAGAGGAGCGTATGGTGTCGCTAATATTAAGAATGCCTACGTTGATCCTGACAGCGGGAAACTGCGTCTCAAGCCGGGAGACTATCGTTGGAATTATCAGGAACTTACCGACCAAGTATATTTTGATCATTTAAACGGTAAAAAATCTATTGGAATCCAGCCATGTAATGAAGAAGGGGAAACAAAATTTGGTCTCATTGATATAGATCCTTCTAATTACGAGAACTTCGACAAGAAATTTATTATAGACAAAATTCAAGAATACAAATTACCGCTCATCCCTATTCTATCCAAAAGTAAAGGGATTCATTTATATATTTTTATGAAAGAATTTATAGATGCCGCCGCATTAAAAGCTTTTCTAACTAACCTTCTACCTCTCTTTAAATTAAAACCAGACACGGAAATTTTTCCAAAACAAACTCAACTAACTCGAGATCTCGAGAGCGGGGGATTGAGACCCGGACAATTTATTAATCTCCCTTATTTTAATAAACTAGAAAGAAGAGCATTAAACATAGACGGAACTGAATTTACCTTCGATCATTTTATAACTTTAGTTAAATCGAATCTAGTGAATCGCGATGATTTAAATTCTATCACTGACGGTATTGATAAAAAGATTTTTGAAGGAGCGGATGACGATTTTAAAGATGGTCCTCCATGTCTAGCTACCCTATCTACTATAATGAAAGATCCTCAATTCGATGGCAAGGATAGATTTATGTATAACTACCATGTCTTTGTTAAGATGAAGTTTGAAGATACTTGGAAACAAAAAGTTAAGAACGCCCCAGTAAAATATTTTGCAGAACAACATGCTAATGCATGGGATGATAAATTTTTAGGAGCTAAGGTAAGGTCCTGGGCTAAATCTTTAAAAGGATACACTTGTACTCAGAGCCCTATTAATGATCACTGTAAAAAAGGAATATGTGTAAAGAAAAAATATGGAGTCTTGGCAGGATCCAAAGGCACCTACCCTGAATTAACTAATTTAAAAAAAATAGATTTAGATCCCGAACCAGAATATGAATTTGATGTTATTAAACCGGATGGCATTGGCACAGCTACTGTTCATTGTCGATCGGTGGAACACGTGAATGACCAACGTAAAAGAAGAAATGCAATAGCGAAAGCAGCAGGGTTTCCTCCACCCATTATTAAAGGTGATGAGGATCAAATGGTTCTTGATGCTTTATGGAAAACACAAAAAATAGTTAATCCTCCTATAGGAACAAGCTCTAAAGAAAAATTACATGATGTCCTTCATGCTAAAATTAATGGACCAAAAGCAATGAATGATGCCGGGTTTAAATCAGGAACGGTTCTTCTTGAAGAGGGGTATGCCTTTTTTAAATTTGATAAATTTTTCGACAAACTTAAATCTAAAAACTGGAAGTACAGCGAAGATAAAACAGGAACCCTGATGGAAGTTACATATAAAAATTGTGAGATTGAGTTTCTAGATCAGAAAAGATTCCCTGCTAAAAATAAAGGAGCCTATAATACTCCTACCAAGAATGTTGTAAAAATTTCTATAAAAGAATTTGAAAACGTTCCCATTCATCACACTAAGCTTCAACACAATAAGGATATTATATGATGAGAAAAATACTCGGGCCTCCGGGAACAGGGAAAACAACACGTCTTTTAAATTATGCAAAAACATTTATTAAACTAGGAACTCCTATTGAAAAAATAGGATACTTTGCTTTTACTAAGAAAGCTGCTGGCGAGGCTAAAGAAAGAATGCTGGATCAGAATCCAAATATATCAGAGAAACAACTTAAACATTTTAGAACACTCCACTCACTAGCTTTTTGGAAATTAGGAATGAAGAAAAGTGAAGTTATGCAGGATGAACATTATGAAGACATAGGAAGAAGTTTAGGAATTGAAGTTACTGTCTATAGTAATGGAGAGGAAAAAACAGGATTTGTAGATTCAGATAGTGAATACTTTAATATAATTAATGCTGCTAGAATAAAAGAAATACCCATCGAAGATGAGTACAATACGGATATGTACTCTCAAGATCTGGATCAAAATTTATTATATATTCTTAGAGATGAATTAGATAATTACAAAAAATCTTTTTATCTTAAAGATTTCACCGACATGATTGAAAAATTCATTGTGTCCGAAATATGTCCAAAATATGACGTAGTTTTTATTGATGAAGCACAGGATTTATCGCCGATTCAATGGAAAATGTTTGATATACTTAAGAAAAACTCCAAACATGTTATCTTAGCTGGGGATGATGATCAAGCCATTTATGGTTGGGCAGGAGCAGATGTCAAAAGATTTCAAAAAGAACCTGCAAAAGAAATAGTATTGCCCCAATCTTATAGAGTTCCTAAATGTGTCCAACACATTGCTGACAATATTTTAAGTAGAATACCTGATGAGAGAAGAATACAAAAAGAATGGAAAGCCAGAGATGAAGAGGGAGATGTTTATTTTGGAACAGCCGTTGAAGATGTTCCTTTACACGAAGGAAAATGGTTAGTGCTAGCTAGATACAATGATAAATTAATAAAACTTAAACCTACTCTTAGAGAGATGGGAATTTATTTTCAATACAAAAATAGAAAAAGTTATAAAACTCTTTTGTATGGAGCTATTCAAAATTTTACAAGATGGAGTAATGGATCCTTATTATCGCTCACCGAGTGCAAGGATTTATTTGAGTATTTAGGAAAAGATTTTCCTAGCAAAGAAGAAAGAATGTATGATTTAAAAGAATTTGGCTACAGCCATACTCAAAGATGGTTTGATGTTTTTGAAACAGAACCGGAAGACAGTCTTTATATTAGAGATATGCTACAAGCCGGAGAAGAATTATCTCAAGAAGCAAGAGTAAAGCTATCAACCATTCACGCAGCCAAAGGAGGGGAAGCTGATAACGTTTTACTTATTTTAGATAATACAAAAACTATCAGAGAAGCTATAGAAAAAAGTCCTGATAAAGAAGATGAAGAAAACAGGATTTGGTATGTGGGCGTCACGCGTACTAAACAAAACTTATATATTTTGGCGGCAAAAAAGGAGGATAAAGGTTATGACATCGAAAGTGTACGATAAACAGATTGGAGGATCTCACTACAAAGATATGGCTATGCAGCCTAGTGAATTTATAAACAAGAACAAATTGCAATTTGCGGAAGGAAATGCTATTAAATACATCTGCAGACATGCACATAAAGGAGAAGTTGAAGATTTGGAAAAAGCTAAACATTATATTGATATGATTATTGAAAGAGATTATGGCCCTCAGGAAAGTTGGGTAGACGGTTATAATAAATGGAAAGAACTATCAAGAAAAGGAGTGGTTAGTAATAAAGTAAAACTCGGAGAATTA